TTAGCGCGTACCGGCAGGCATGCTGAACGCGTTCTCGGGTGCTCGTTGGCCAGCCCAGCAGAGGCGCAGGAGCGGTAGAGTGAGGGGAACTTCGATCAAGAGCCGTAATCGCCAGGATCGGGGCGGGCACATGCCGCCGCAGGGCGGTGGCTGAGGCAAGAGAAGCTCACAATGGCTTGCTGGCCTGAACATAATATACATACCGCCGTTGTCGGCAGCGCTAACCGCCTGAATTTGGGCGGTTTTTGCGTTTGCGAGACCTGGCATCGACAGCGCTACCAGCGCGACGACCGCAGCCGCCGCGCCCATTCTGTCCAGCATCAGACGCCACAAGGCACGCTCTGTCGCGGTAGTCGCTCTCTCCGCATGGATCATGGCGATCCAAGTGGGGCCGTCGAGCTTCGCCAGTGCGCAAATCTGCGCAATTCGTTCATCTGAGAGCGGCTTCTCACCCGCGCGAGCCTTCGACAGCAGTTGCCTCTGAATTCCCAATCGAGCCGCCAAAGCGTTGTCTGACGGGATTCCCGTGCGTTCGCGGGCGGCATCGAGCAGTTCACCTACGGCAGTCATGGTGTCCTCTTGGTTGACAACGTGTGGTCCTTTTAGATTACATGCTCCGCGTGGTCCAAATGGACCACACCCGCCATCGGCACCCCAAGGCTGCTGGCGGGTCCTCTTGGGGTAGGGGCTTGGGGAGAGGGCAGGGCAATGGATGCGACCGTTCTAGGCATCGTGGGGATGTGCTTGATCGCGGTGATCGTGGGCTTGGCCCGGATCACGGCTTGGTGGTTGGACCGGCGTGAGTACGCCGCTGGTCAGGGGGCACGCCAAGCGATCGCCATTGCCCAGGCAAGCGCCGAGGTTCGCCGATGATCTTCCTGATCCCGCTCGCTATCGCGGGCATCTTCTGGTGGTTCAAACACGTCCGCAGCGGCAAGGGGCCATTCGAATGAGTGACCTCAAAGCCTATTCGGTCATTGTCGGCGGCTGGATTCTTATCGTCGTTTTCATCGCGTGGCTGCGTGCCCGCGAAGGGCGGCAGAAGTGAGCCTCTTTCTCGACCGCCTTCATCGGTGGATCTGGCGTTTGCCCGCGTGCAAGCCCGGTCACTGCTACTGCCGCCGCACGTGCATCTGCATCACTCAGGAGCCGATCGAATGAGCGGCGGAACCTGCAAATTCTGCGGGAACATCGGCGTCTATCTGTTCAAGGGCGGCCTCTGCTACGAGTGCAGCGAAAGCGACGTGCGCGTGCCTGTATCGGCAACACCGGTTGATCGTCGCTCGCCCGAGCTGGCTGCATTCGACGTGGCAAACGCACGCGCCTATGGCGCGCAGCGTCGCGCCGAACTGTTCAATGAGAAGAACGCCGCGCACGGATTCTCGGCGGCGGCCGGAGGCCGACGCCTTGGGCTTGTCCATTCTTCAACAAGTGACACGCGCCGCGTGTCACTCACTCTCGACCCGAATCACATTCGTGGTCTGCGACTGAAGAAGTCGCTGATTACCGGAGCAAGGCTTCATGACCAAGAGGCGAAACAAGGCTCGTTCCGTGGCGCGTGGTACATGCTCACCACGACTTACCGAAACGGAAGTGACGCTGGCCCTCGTGACATTAGCGAGACACTTAAGCGCATCCGGGGCTTCTTCAATCGAGCTGTCCGATTGCGCTACCGGGGATACCGTCCGCGTTTCCGTTACCTCTGGTGCGGTGAACTCACTAAGGCCGGAGTTCCCCATTACCACGTCTTGATCTACATCCCGCGCGGCATCTTCCTGCCGAAAGCGGACAGGGCAGGGTGGTGGCCTCACGGTCACACCAAGATCGAGAAAGCCCGCAATGCAGTGGGCTATCTGGCGAAGTACGCCAGCAAGTTTTCCCCCGACATGCTGGCGTCGTTCCCGAAGGGATTCCGCACTCATGCCATCGGCGGGCTCAACACTGAATCGAAGCGTGAACTGCGCTGGTGGAAGGCACCTAAAGCAGCACGCGATGCACTCGGCGTACTTGCCGACATCCGCAAAGCCCTGGGCGGCTACGTGGACAAAATCACCGGCGATTTCTGGCCCTCGCCGTGGAAAGTGATCACTGACAGGGGCCGGATCATCGTATGGAAATTGGAGATACCCGCATGAGCAAGATCATCATTCGCACTGCCACCGTCACCCCGCGTCAGATCAAGCGCAAGGACGGCAGCACCATGGTTTTCCGCGAGCAGTCCGCCGCGATCATGAAAGACGGGGAGGACTTCCCGCATCCGTTCCGACTCGGTCTGGATGATGCGCAGGCCCCGTACCCGCCGGGCGACTACGTGGTGGACGCATCGAGCTTCAATGTCGGCCAGTACGGTGACCTGATCGTGGGCCGTCGCCTAATGCTGGTTCCGGTCGCACCTGCTGCGACTGCGACCGCTTCCGCCAAGGCCTAAGTCATGGCGCGGTACGTCTACGAATGCCTGCAATTCAATCAGCAGACCGGCACCTGTGAGCAGGCTGGATTCGTGCCGCGCACCGATATTCCCGCACTTACCACTGCCGAGGTGTCGGGAATCCTGTCCATGGTTGCGGTGTGTTTCGCCGTGGCATGGGCATACAAGCAAATAGGCAGAACCATCCGAAACTAACGTAGGGGAACACCATGGAACTCGACGCAACTGCCGCACTGACCATTCTGGCCGCACTGTCCGCCGTCCTGGGCACCATTGGCGCCGCCAAGCTCGCACCGGCTGCAATCTCGGTCGGCTTCAAGTGGATCAAGGGCGCGATCTTCGGTTGATCGCTGTAACACGGGGCCGGGCAATCCGGCCCCTTTCGATTGGGGGAATTCTCATGCTTGGTCTATTCGTTCTGTGCGCTGGCACTGCCGCGCTCTATATCGCGTTCGGGGATTGACGTGCATCGGCTTGCCTTACTGGCAGTTCTAGCTATGGTCGGGTGGCTCGCTTATCCAGCGCCTGCTTTCGCTCAATCGTGCAGCACCACGCCTAACGGCTGCGATCAAGGGCAGGCGTACTCCGAGTGTGTGGCGGGGACAACAGCTGAGGCAGCGAAGTATGGGAAGTTCGGCCGCTTCTCCAAATGCGAACTGAGGCAACAGTCCGGCACATACAGTGGCTATCGCGGTCTATATCAGGTGGATACCTACAAAGATGGCTACTGGTCCGATTTCTGGACCAATGGCCTTTGGTGGTTCGGCCAGGACAAGAAGTGCTCGGCCCGCCAGTACGAATCCGGCTGGGAGGGAAGCTCCACCCCCGGCATCGTGAACGTTTGCCATAACGGTTGCCTCTATGAGAGTTCGCTCGACCCTGAGGCAATCTCGGGGGTTGGCTACTTCCCGATGGCACAAGTTTGCACCACCAATGACGCTCCGGAACCTAAACCGGCGACGCCAGGTGGCGGTGACGATGGTGGTGGGACGGGTGGTGAAACCGGCGGTGGTGATGGGGATGGTGGCGGTGACGGTGACGGCGGCGGTGACGGCGGCGGTGACGGCGATGGCGGCGGTGATGGCGGGGGCAATGGAGAGGGTGGCGGTAACGGCGATGGTGACGGTGACGGTGACGGCGGGGGAGATGGTGATGGCGATGGTGGTGGTGACGGTGAGAATCCCAGCCTTCCGGAGAACCCTACATATCCCGGCGACGTTCCGATGCCGTACATGGACCCGCCCATTCCAAGCAGTTACCTGGGGCAATGGTCTAGTGGCCTTGGTGGTGGTTCCTGTCCCGCCGCGAAGGTCATCACTGTTGGCGTTGGTCCTGTCTCCACGACCGTTAGCTTTGAGTTCAAACCGCTCTGCGATTTCGCGCTGATGATCAAGGGTTTGGTCATCGCCTGCGCCGGGATAGCAGCTGCATATATCGTTGCAGGAGTGCGCAAATAATGCCGTGGTTAGCAGCCTTCCTTGTCCAGCTTTTGGGCAACTCTCTCGCCCGCGTTCTCACCGGCGCTGGCCTCGGTCTCGCAACAGGCGCAGCTCTCTTGCCGCTTGTGAAGGGTGCATTGAACCTCATTACTCAAAAGTGGTCAGGCATCGCGGCCGATCTCGCCAATGTGATGCTCATGGCTGGGGCAGGGGAGGCCATTACCATGATCGGCTCTGCCATTGTGACCAAGGTGGTCATTGACGCAGGCAAGGTCGCCGTACAGAAGGCAGCTTCCAAATGATGTATCTAATCTCGGGGCAACCCGGCAATGGCAAGACCTTGCGCGCTATGTCGATGGCGCTTGAGTTCTACGAGCAGAACCAGCAGCAGGTGAAGGAAGGTAAAGCGCAGCCGCGTCGATTCTTCACCAACATCGCGGGCGCCACAGTAGAGGAGGGCGCCGACGCTTTCCCGTGGATGGAGAAGCTGCCCGAACACAACGACTGGACACAGCTTCCGGACGGCTCTTTCGTGATCTACGACGAAGCGCATTCCGATGGCAACACTCAGGGGCTGGAGCGTTACGGCAAGCTGTTCCCGTCGACCGGAAAGCCGGGTGAATCCGATGATCCTCGCATCCGTGCCATGTCCACGCATCGGCATCGCGGTTTCGATCTTGTGTTCGTCACGCAATGGCCGAACAAGATCCACCACCAGGTGCGCACGCTCATCGGGTCGCACACGCACATGAATCGTTCGTTCGGCATGCAGCGGGCTGGCGTCCTTACTTGGTCGCGCGTCCAAAGTGATCCGTATGACGAGAAGGTGCGTGACAAGGCCGAAGAGGAAATCTGGGCTTACCCCAAAGCGCTGTATAGCCGCTATCGCAGTGCGACGCTGCACACGGCCAGCCACAAGTTCAAGGTGCCTAAGAAGGTCTGGCAGGCGCTGTCCGTCACCATTGCGCTAGTCCTTGGTGTCTGGATGATCTATGCGTTCATCATCAAACCGCCACCGGTACCAAAGAAGGTGGATCAGGGGGCCGGTGCTTTGCCGGCGGCTGGAGCCCTGGCGCCCTTGGGCGCGGGCGGGCCGGCGGCACGGCCCCTCAACCGTGAGGAGTACATCGAACGCCACAAGCCGCGGATTGAATTTCAGCCGTGGTCGGCACCCGCGTTCGATGATCGCAGCGTTCAATCGCAGCCTGAGCTGTATTGCATGGCATCCGGCACCACCGAGCAGGACACAACGTGCACGTGCGTAACAGAGCAGGGCACCAAGGCCAAGATTTCAATCCCGGTATGCGTGGCGATCGCGCGCGATGGCCCGGCCTACAATCCTTATCGCGCTCCGCGTCAGCAGTCCGAACCTGTCCGGGAGGAAGATTCTCGAGCCATTGCGAAGAACGCTCCAACGGATTCGCCTGAGGCGACCGCGCACGCGCTGATTGAGGTTGGCAAGCGTCCTATGGGCACATTCCCAGAGACGCCGCCGTACCCGGCAAGCTTCTAACGTGACGCATCACGGGGTACAGGATGAAGAAACCTGTACCCATCCATTCTCCACGCGCCGGAATGTCTGTCCGTTGATGCAGCGGTGACCCGGCGCAAGTTCCTTGGGCTTTGCTGCTCGTTCTGCGGCCTCGCGCTTTTTGCGCACTTCGGCCATGGGGATTTCTGGATACAGTTGGCGCGCGAGGGCCTCCCCGGCACGCTCTTGTTCTTTCATGGCTGCGTGCCCTGCAATCCCCAGGACACCGCATGTGGCAAGTAGCAGAGCGCTGCCGCCTACGAAGACCCCTAGCGCCACCTTCCAAACCAATCCCGTCGAATTCGCCATCTATGGCACCCCCCAAGTGATCCAGCGGCCATTCTACGGGGTGTAGGGGCGGCGCCCCTACGGAAGCGCCTCACACGCGCTGGCGGCGTCTCGGCCCCGGTGCCGGTAGGACACCTGCAGGTGGTTCGGCGTCGGGACCAGCCATCACCCTGGACAACCGCTCTTGTCGGCGCGCCATCAAGGTAGCCACCTCGATTACGTCAGCCGGCACTGCAGGAAAGGCGTTTCTGGCAGCCTTAGTGCTGCAACGATTTCGAGGGTGTCCCGATCGAGGATCGCCGCGAAGTTGGCCCATCATCCGGCGCCATTCCTGTGCCTGTGCAGCTGTAAGCGACAGCCATGCCAGATCCTGTGGTTCCAGCTCTCGGCCTTCGGGCGTGACCAGTCGGCCACCCTTAAACGAAAAACCGGCCCAAGGGCCGGTTAGGTTGCGATCACGCACAATCAGGCTCCATGCCACAGCAGGGCTGGGGATCGAGGCAAGATACGTGCCAGCCACACCCGGATTGCTCTGAACATAATATACATTATGCGAAATTGTGTATCGATCGATGGTGGGCTTTGTCAGCTCCGCGTGGCAATGGATGAAGCTCTGGCTTGGCTCTTGCCTCCCTGCTGCCCCCGACAAGGATGAGCTTGCAGCATGATCGAGATCGTTCCGCATGCCCGAACTGACCTAACCGGACCGTGGGCCGGTTTCAGCTTCCAAGCTGGGCACATGTTCCCCCCTGAAGGTCAGCAGCTGGAACCCTGCGATATGGCCTGGTGGTCTCCAACCTGCAACATAGCGCGGGAATGGCGGCTGATGATGGCCGAGGCTCGCATAGACTTGGCCGAACGATCTGCTCCAGCCTCCACGGGATCCGCTACGGCGAAATCCGGCGTGATCTACCTTGCCGAAGTCCTTAGAATTCGCCGAGAACGGCGGTTGGCCGGATGTGGACCGGGTTCCGACGCCGAGTCCTCCAATGTGGTCTACATCAGCCGTGGGCCTCGTCAGGGGGATTCCGCTCGCTGGCTCTTAGCTGCGGATTCCTGCCGAATCTGATCGAGCCGGCGCTCATTGGCGGCTACCTCCGGGGATCTCGCGGCTACCTCTTTTGCTGACTTGCTGAGCCTATCCAGACTCGCTGTATGCCAGCTCCTACTGAGATCCATCTCTTCATTCTTTGCTGACTTCCCGCGCCATGAGTCGCTGCTCCTTGTCAATTACAAGCTTCACCAACTCCTGAAGGTAATGGAAAAGACCACTCTCATCTGAGTTCAGGCGACTCTTTCCGCGATGGACAATCTTTGACCGGATACGGTATATGTCCCGAAAAGCACTCACTATGTTTGATCGTCCCTCTGGCGAGTTCGCGATAAGGTAGGCGCATCGATTGGCGATAAGGGTGCCTAAGCTTACATTTGCATCTGCATCCTCATCTCCGAGCAGGATCTCCAAGGCCACCGTTGCCTGCACATAGCTGAGCAGCTTGTCACGACCGCAGTAGCTGTCAAAAAGCCAGCGAGCAGAAAGCTTGATGTTCTTGCCCTCCTTTGATCGAAGAATCAGGCTGACGCGATCCAACTTTTCTCGGATGGCACTGGGCTCCAGTGCAAGGTCACACGCTAGGCCGAGGCTCTGGATGCCCTTCTGTTGATGATCTTCCAGAGCAAAGAAGCCTGATCCTGCTACGTCTTCGCGAGACTGTCGATACACGATCAGCTGAGTAGATTTAGGAGCCTCACCGAGCGTGCGCCCGGCGCCAGCCGAGAAGAGCCCAAGAGCAATGCCCAGGCCGAGAAAGGCAAACATGTCATCGCGCGCCGAAAGAATGGGCTCAGTCGCGGATAGTCTGAAATAGCCTTCGGCCTTAACGACAAGGTATGCGGCGTCTTTATCCCAGAGCGACGTTTTAGGTGTTCCAGATAACGCGCCCAAGAGCGTTGAGCTTGCCGGCGCTGAGAGAGAAAGGAGGTTGGTTGGTTTGGGGTACGGATCCTCAAGATCTGCCCCAAGTGCCAGCCGATGGCGATCGGAAAGCGTGATCCCCCCGGGATGGGCCACCAAGAGGTGGTAAAGGCCATCTGGCAGGCGAAGGCAAACCTCATAGCTCCAAGGCAGTGAGCAAAACTGCCTAACAAGCTCCGTTGCCACTTGCCTCGTGTCTTCGGTCTCCTCAAAGGAAGAAAGCGGCATATCGCTGGCGTTAATATCAAAGGAGGTCCCTCTGAAAAGCCGGTGGATTTCGCCAGAAATGAATGTGGAAAATGGCTGGTCGCCGATGTATAGGCTCAACTCTTCTGCCAAAGCGCCCTTGCTTGGCAGGCTTCGGTCAATGCTGCCGAGGCCTGACATTGATGAAGTCATGACGAGGAAGTTGGCAAAGACCGTTGCTTGGTCCAGCTCAGTGACCAAACGCTCCACAAGTCGCGCCGTTAGGCGCGGATCAATGGCAATTGGCATGATCCCCCGCACGATCCATCCAGATGGGCGGAGTTTACCCCTCTCGCGGGGACCTCCGCCATCTGCTGGCGTTAGAGCTAGAAGCTTGGCGGGTAGGGTTTGGATTCTGATAACGTGCCCATGGGGCGCTCTCCTACGCGCACGACTGTGGCTCCACTACTCGCCGCCATGACCGCGCCCGCGCTGCCGCCACTTCCACTCGCTACGCTCGATCTATCAAGGGTTAGCTGAAGGTCTGAATGTTCATGGAAATGTTTGGTTCGATGATTCTCAGGAGATGGAAGAGGAGAACATTGAATGAGACAAGTCTGAGAGATCGGGAAAATCAAGGGCGCCGCGATTCTGCTCAAGAGTGGTGCTTGGGAGTCGAGCCAATAAGGCGCCCTCCCCTTTTGGCCTGATTCGTCTCGTCTAGTGGTTCACATTCCACTTCGCCTGAAATTCCCTGACCCCCGCAAGGAATGATGCGCTATGATTACCATGTAGCAGAAATGCAAATATGCCGGGCAGGGACCTTCGTAAATGAATAAGGTCATCCCAGAAATTGGGAGGGAATGGGAAGTCGCCGAATCGGTTTCGTGGATGAAAGGCGGTGATGCGCCCCTGATAAAATTCTTCGAAGTACTTGTATGAAGAATCTGGAGGATCAAAGTCGAAATGTGAATCAAAAGTGTCGTGCAACCACCGCGCCGCATCGCTGGCGGATGGATTGGGGTTCCCGTCCTCTCGAAGGCGTTGCAGGACCAGCTGAAATGAGCACTCGAGCGCTACGTACAGGCTCATGAGAGCTTCCGCGCCAAATTCTGGATGTTGCGACAGCATGTCGCTTTTGATCAACGCAGAAAGACCTCGCAACAGAACGAAGTCCGTGGGACGTAAGCGCTCCCAGGTACTCTCCAAGCGTTCCATCTCAAGTCTCGCGGGGTCAAAGGTCGAAATTCTTTCCTTGGCTTTCTGGGTGAATCCGTTAACGATGTGGGTTCGCAATGGCCAGCGACCTACATCTTTAATTAGATCAACAATTGCATTTCGGCCGAGCGAACTATTGAGGTCAACAGTCGTTGGGTCCAGCAAGAAAGTGGGCTCTTGGAGTGGGTAGAGTATGGGGGTTGGCTCATCCTGCCTTTCGCACATCACCATGCTTCCCATAAGGCGAATTTCCTCGGGAAACGACCAGCCGAATTCGTCAAAGCTCGACTCTTCAAAGTAGTGAGTCCAGCTGAAGCCCTTCGTGACAAGCGTGGCAATGCTCTCGTCTGCATGAAAGAAGCCTTGGGGGAGAGCTATCTGCCCGTAAGGGTACATCCCCCTATGGGAGAAGAGCCGTACTCGAATAACTTCACTGTTTCGGAGACGGTGCCAGTTCTGTTCTGTATTGAATGCGGGCTTCAATTTGCGACTCTCGCGTGATTTTCGAGGGACGGGCGTGCAATATTGGGAAGCTTCGCGCCCACTTTGCGGCTCATTCTTGCCTAATGTATGGCTTTCCGCTCTAGCTGTCAGTGCGCCCTTCTTGGCGGATTGCTCAGCAGCTCGCTGTTCGGGCGCCGCTCGAAGGTGGGAGACGGTCAATGGGGCGCGCCGTCATCCTTCAGCTATTTGAACGCCATGGATCGTCAAGATCAGCTTGGAGCGAGCGCGCCCTACCCCGATAAATCGTCCTTATCGCTACTCCCCGCACTGAAGTGCACTGCCCCTCTCAGCTTGGCGTTTGCCGAGATCCAGCCCTATTGGGCTGTCGGAACAGGAATCACACCCTTTCGCAGGATCTCCAACCTCCCAACATCGCCAACAGGCACAAGCGCTGTAGCCTTCCGCGCCTGGTCCCACAGTGCATAGCTGTCACCAAGACGACCAATCAGGCTTAGGTCGCCCTGCACCTTTCCATCAACAGTCACAGCCGTCACGTGCTTGCCGCCACCAGAGGAAATCTTCTCGGCACGCTGGGAGCCAAGCATGCTTGACGCTATCGAGACGTAGACCAGCATCACCAAGGCGTAGATCAGCCAAGGGGAATCTTTCACTGCGGTGGGCACCACCGGCGAAAGATGCACGATCAACGCACAGATGACCGTTAGAAGAACCCCTATCAGAAGAGGCCACGTGTTCGACCACCAAAGCAGCAGCCCCAGGACAGTGAAGAAAAGCACTGGAAACAGCCATGCGAACAGCTTGCTTTTGGAGCTGCCGCTCGTGACCTTCATCTCCACCCAGCCGCCAAACAGCGAGGCCAGCAGCATGAGAAATAACACCATGCCGATCCCAGCAAGCCCTGCCAGTGCAAGCTCACTCACCGCAACAAACTGAAAGGGATCCAGGCCGAAGTGCCCCCAATACTCCTTTAGGTACAAAGACCCTTGAATCAATCCAAAGGTGACGAGCGCCGAACCCCATCCAGCAACATCGGCCATCGTCAGTGTCTTTTTCATACGCTCCATGTATCCCCTTCCATTGATGCCGCCCCGCCGCATAGTGGCATGCTGCGCTCCGCTCTGCAGAATCCACTCTATTAACGTGACGCGTCACATCCAACCGCCCCGCCCATTGGCGCTCCACCCCTCCCCCACTATAGTGCCAACCCTCACAAGGACGAGGCGGTACACATGCCTTATATCGGAATCGGACTCCACGTACTGGCAGCCATCTACTTCGCGGTGCACGCCATCCGCTCGGGCCAGAGCCTCTACTGGCTCATTCTGCTGTTCTCGTTCCCGCTGCTCGGCAGCGTCGTCTACTTCCTGGCGATCTACTTTCCGGAAGCCCGTCACTCGCGCGGCGCCCGGCAGGTCGTCCGTTCCGCCAAGCAGCTCATGGACCCGGGTCAGGACCTGCGCAACGCCCGTGCTGAACTGGCGCGTACGCCCACCGTGCAGAACCGGGTTCGCCTGGGCATGACGCTGCTGGATGCCGGCCAGGCCGAGGAAGCCAGAACCCTGCTTGAGCAGGCAGCCAGCTCGCCGCTGGGCGACGATCCCTACATCCTGACCGGCCTTGCCCGTGCCCGCCTCGAGTCTGGGCACGCTGCGCTTGCGGTGGAGACGCTGGACGGCCTGTTCGCACGCCACCCGGACGTGCGCCGCAAGCCGGAACAGACGCTGCTTTACGCGCAGGCATTGGCAACCACCCAAGCCCCCGGCGCCCGCGCCGCATTCGAGCGCGCCGTGGAATGCGGAAACGATGCGGCCGCTCGCTGCCTCTACGCCGAATGGCTGATGGCGCAGCCGCAACCCGACGATCGCGAGCAAGCCCGCAGCCTGTTCGCCAGCATCATCGACGATGCTCAGCACTGGTCGCGCCACGCGCGCAGCCACAATGCCGCATGGCTGGAGCGAACCAAGGCTGCGTTGAAGGGTTGCTGA